CAGTAGAACTAAATTGATCATATTGTTTAGCCGCAAGCTGATCAATTGCGTCCTTTACTTCTGGCATAATATACTCCTTGATTGATAGTATTTATAAAAACAAAACACCTTAGCCTAGCAAAGCTGAAGTTCCTGTTAGCTACTGGTTTACCTATTATTGTGATTCAAATCCTGTTGGTATGCTATATGTAAGGTCATTGACTAATAAAATGTCACTAGTAAGTGTTGATCCGGCGCTAGTACCGTTACCTATACACAAAGTGAATCCTCCAGTTCCACCCACGGAATATCCAGCTCCACTTGTTGGATCGCCTGAACCACTACCCCAAGTTCCATTTAGACCAAACCATACCTTTCTTGCATCAGTATCAAAAGCTATCATAAGAGTGGCTGGATAGCTAGCATCGGGATCAAGACCAGACGCGTCATATGTTCCAGTTGGGTTTACATTTCCAGTGGTTAAACTAAGAGCTGGACCATCTGTGTCATTGTGGCCAGGATCCGTGTTTGACTCGGGATAAATTCCAACAATTGGTATTCCACCATCAGCTGTTATGTACATTTCAAAGTATCGTTTTCCAGTCTGTAGGGTATTAGACTGCATCATATTACCACTAGGAGTAGTACCACCTAGTGACCAACCGGTTGTAGTGTTTGTCAGTGTAGTTGAAGTACCTGGTTCTGTAGAGTAAAAAATAATATCCTCAGAGAAACTTAAAGATAAAGTGGTAAACCGAGTTGTAGTTTTAGCTCCATCAGAAGCACTGAGCCTTGCTTTAAATGATCCAGCATGAGAACTATTAGCTGATGGAGTAAACGTATAGACGCCGTTTGAGTTTACAGTGGTGGCAGAAGCAAGTTGTGTCGGTAAAGCACTACCAGCGTTGTTGTAAGCAATTCCATAAGTGATATCAAATCCTTCCGGATCTGTAGCTACCATAGTTACAGTAGTTGGACTACCATTGGAATATAATGTAGCGCTGCTAGGTGGCTCGGTAACAATAACCGGGCTTTCATCAACACCATGGGCGATCTTGTCCCATTGACTACCACTCCATACAAATAGGTCACCGGTAGAGTTTGAAAATGCTAGGGCACCGTTAGCATTATCGCTACTTGGAAAAACGGTGTTAGAAGAATATGTTGTAACTGTTGAGCCACTACTAGCGTTGGCTACCTCCAGATAATTGTCTAGTATAGAATAGGTAACATCACCACCGCCGTCAGCATCCCTCCACACACCTTTTGATGCGTTGTAGCTGTATGTCTTAATACCTACTGTTACCGTATCGCCGTCTGATGGATTACTTGGAAAATCGATAGCCATTGTTAACCTACTTATGGTTTAGTGGGCCAAGTTATTGTGTGTGGGAAACCTTCCTGACTAGGAATGTCACGCAGTGCCTGTCTATATGTAGACATTTCGGTTGACATTGTAACATCACTTAAAGCACACCAATCTGTTTCTTGTATTAGTTGAGTTCTTTTAGCTCTCACTTTGCTTGCTACAGTATTGTTATAAGATGTGATTTGATCATCAGTAAGCTGTTCTGTAGTTTTTGTTAATACCCATCTGCCGTCTCTTAACACCGGGGTAGTTGATTTCACTACTCGTTGAGTAGCAGGATTATAATCCGGAGCTGGATCGTTGCTGACAGGATAAACACCGTGACTAGCTAATATATCATTAGTCAAATCTGATGGGAAAGATACGTTTCTATTGTCAGCACGAAACTGCTCAATGCTATACGGATACTGAATTATCTCATTATTTTCTACTTTAACGTACATTAGCTACTCCGTATGTTATATTGGTACACTGTGTCATTGGTTCTGCCCGTTATCCAAAACCTTGTGCCATCTGGTTTAAAGAAGATATCAGTCAACTGACCCTCCGCCACTATATTTTCTCGAAAATTTTGATTAAAACTAGCGGTGCTAACGTCCCATGCAGTGCTAAGGTCGTATTCGTTTATGTCGTCACCACTAGACCCGGCAATATACATCTTTGTACCATCTGTTTTGAAAACAATTCCTCTAGGAGCAGCTTCTTGTGAATTTACGCTGAATACTTGAGAATAACTGGCAGTACTAATGTCCCAAGCTGTACTCAAATCATACTCGTTTACATCATCACCAGTATATCCTGTAACGTACATCTTAGTACCGTCATCTTTAAAACAAATTCCTGCTGGTGTAGCTTCTTGTGCAGATACGGAGAAGTTTTGATTGTGACTCATAGTACTTATATCCCAAGCAGTACTAAGGTCATACTCACCCACAACGTCACCGGCTTGTCCTGTCACATAGACTTTGGTTCCATCAGGTTTAAAAAACATTCCTTGGGGAGCCGTCATAACACTATTATCTGACTTGACAGATCTATTTTGTGAATAGGTACCTGTTGACACATCCCATGCAGTACTCAAATTATACTCGGTAATGTCATCACCACTACTACCTAATATGTACATCTTAGTACCATTAGATTTAAAAGATATCGAATTTGGGTTCAGTTCTTCACTGCTTACATTTAAGTATTTAACACCGACTTTATAGTGGTGTACTTGGTCTAGAGAGTTTCCTGCCATGAAGAGCATGTCACCTTCGGGTTTAAAAAAGATTGCCATGGGGTTGGTCTCGGCAGTACCAGTAGATCCAGCAGATGATTTAATACTGGTGCTATTCAAATTTAAGTACTGAACGTGACTAGCAGTACTAACGTCCCACGCAGTACTTAACGAATATTCGTCTACGCCATCACCCTGCGTACCAGATATCCACATTCCTGTGCCGTCTGGATTAAAACATATACCCCGCGGTGCAGACTCTTGACCAGCAACAGAAAAGTTTTGATTATAACTCGCGGTGCTAACATCCCATGCTGTACTTAAATCATATTCATTTACATCATCACCGGTTGTACCAGTAACGTACATCTTAGTACCATCTGGCTTGAACCACAAATCATTTGGCGTAAGTTCTTGTGAGCTTACGCTGAAGTTTTGATTATAACTCGCGGTGCTAACATCCCATGCTGTACTAAGATCGTATTCATTTATATCATCTCCAGTTTGTCCAGTGATATACATTTTAGTACCATCGGACTTGAAGTGGACACCACAAGGGACAGTTTCTTCTGTGTTTACTTTAAAGAGTTGATTAAAAGTAGCTGTACTTGGATGCCATGCAGTACTTAGATCGTATTCGTTAACTTCATCACCCAAATTACCGGTAATGTACATTTTAGTACCATCTGGCTTAAAGAATAATCCTTGCGGGGCTGCTTCCTGAGCGTTTACACTAGTACTGCTTACAAGTATCATTTCATCTATGTCATAAAAATTTGATGAGTTGGTATGATCTAATTCTGCATAAGAAATATCCCATGCATTAGGATTGGTTTCTTCTTCATCACCAGCACCTACATTGCCAGCAGCGGCTCGTAACGATACTGCTAAGTTATCCATTACGTGTAGCTACCTACGTAGGCTCCGTATAGAGTAGAACCCACTTTCCAGAATACAATTGTGTCATTGGCAGTCAAAGTTGGCGCAGCATTACCGTTGCTCGTTACCCAGGTTATAGTAGGCCAAGTAACAGTGTAAGAAGCTCCAGCATTAAGCATCAACACAACGCTATCACCGTTAGTCAAAGACTCAGTAAATGTAGTATCTGCAGACAAAGTTTTAGTTTGTATTCCACCGTTAGTTGGATTAATGTCTGTACCACTTAGTGCGTATACAACTGACGGACTATTTTCAGTTACGTTGGCAGGAGTAAAAGTAAACGAGCCATTTGAGCTACTATAAGATAGTGAACCGTTACCACTAGGTGTAGACGTTAGAATATCAAAAGACGTCAACGATATTGCGTTAGCAACTTGTAAATAGTTGTCAAGCGTATCTTGTGTTACACCTCCGCCTCCACCACCCTGAGTAGCATCAGCTGGAGTAAATGTGAACGAGCCATTTGAGCTATTGTATACGAGAGAACCGTTACCGCTAGGTGTCGACGTTAGAACATCAAAAGATGTCAACGATATTGCGTTAGCAACTTGTAAATAGCCAGACAGGTCGGGTGTACTATACGGACTTGACTTTACCCATTGACTAGAACTTCCGTCATTGTAATACACATACATAATCAGATCTTCAGAATCAAACCAAAGATCACCATCGGCCGGGCTACCCGGAGCACTGTCTGAAACAGTAACCGATGCTCCACCTCCGCCTCCACTAGCAAAACCACTAAGATCCACTGTGCTACCTGAACCAGAAATAGATAGAGTGTTTCCACTAAGAGTAAGTGTTTGAGAGTCGCTATCAGAAGTTAAATAAAAACTAAGATCGGGTGGAGTATAGGTAAATACACCACTGACATTATTGTAGCTAAGTGCACCGTTACCACTGGCCGCTGCCGTAGTAACGCTTAAATCTGTAAACTCTATAGATGTGTTGCTAAATCCTTGAGCAGACAAATAACTTGCAACATTAGCGTCACCGTAATTAGTTCCGCCCGTTATTGTTGAAAACGATAAGTTTCCCGAACCGTCTGTTGTAATAGCTTGACCACTAGTACCATCAGTTGTTGGAAAAGTTAATCCGGAAGCCGATAGAGTGCCGCCTATAGTAACTAGGTCACGATTAATTAATTTTATCTTTGTTAGTGCCATTTACAATTCCAACGTAAAAAATTATTTATTTTCTAATAACTCAATACGGTTCTTTAGCTCTTGTATTTGTTTAATTAAAACAGGTACTAATTTGACATAATCAATAGTCATATACTGATCAGAGGTGCCGACAGCTTCAGGCATTATCTCTTCAAGCTCCTGCGCAACTAATCCATAGTTTTGATGTGTTTGATCGTTCTTCCAATCAAACTGTCTTACCTTTATATTGTCTATAATATGGTCGGATGAATCAGCGTTTTTAATATTAAGTTTTAATGCTTTATCTGACGTAGAGTTAATGTTAACAGCGGTAAGATCAGTAGTGTAAACGTGTTGCCATTGCTTCGAAATAGTACCAACCGTGTATGTGTCTGTAACAGAGGGTATTAAATTATCTGCAAACTCGTTTACAATTAATGCTCTGGTGGTCAACGTTGTAGAAAGATCTGTTACAAAGTCAATAGTATCGTTGGCGTTAAGGGTTTCACTAAATGTTAATGTACTACCTGATACATTAAATGCAGAACCAGGTTCTTGTATGACACCGTTCAAAGAAACTAACAGACTATTAGCTGAGACAGGCGTATATGCTGAATTAGCCAATTTTAAACTATATGAAGCGGAAGCTGATGTAACTATTCCATCTAGTTTTGTAGGTAAAGAATAAGAAACCGAATTTGAAACATTTCCATCTATTGTTAATGTGTTGTTAGCAGCGCTGCCAGAGAGTACAATGCCACCAGTACTACGAATATTAAGTACAGTGTTTGAGCTACCAGCAACAAGACTGGCCACTCCATCAACATTTATGGTGCCATAAGAACTTGAGCCAATGCTAGATGCATTAGCAACTTGAAGGTATTTGTCTAACTGAGGCTGAAGGTTAGCAACTTGGAGCCTGTCGTTAATAAGCGAAAGCAACGAGTTGTTGGAGGAAACAGCGTCTGATTTGGTTTGAAAAGAATCAGAACCTAATTCAAAAACGGATGTTCCGTTTGAGGAATATAGTTTTTTGTCGGCAAGATTTAGAGCAAGTTCGCCCGTTGAAAGTATTGAAGTATTCGGAGTCTTGCCGGCAACCGAACTACGTTTGATACGTATCGTAGACGCCATTGTAACCTCTATGTAGAGTAAGCCCCTGTATGTACAGGGGCATATTCATCAATTAAAATGTGCCGCCGTCGATTACTGCATTAAGAGTAGAGATAGTGGCGTTGTTAAAGTTAATTGTTTGACCAGGCTCGGTTGTAAGACTGTCGAACAGGTAGTATGAACCATCTGTAGCATCACGAACCAAACCTGTGTACTTGTTACCACTGCTATTATACAGTGAATAGAAGCCAGTGTCAATGCTATCAGCGTTGTTGGTGTTAGCCAACTTAAGCATGTTGTCGCCGATAGTTACGGTAGTTGAATCAATGTAGGTAAGAGTACCATTTACATCGAGATTACCATCAAGAGTCAAGTTTCCACTAATGTTAGTGTTACCAGAAACTGTTAAGTTATTGCCAATGGTTACGTTATCTGGTAAACCAACTTGGAATGTAGTACCTTCACCAGCTGAGCCAGAGACCTCAATCTCACCAGCTGTACCTGTTACAGCAGCGGCGTAGTTACCGGTTGTATGTGTACCTAAATCAACTGAATCTGCTTGAGTAGTAACAGCAATGTTGATGTCGCCTGTACCATCAAACGAGGCAGAACCAGCTTGATCTCCACTAATTTGAATAGTTCGAGCTGTCTCAAGAGCAGTTGCTGTTGCTGCATTACCAGTAGTATCCGAACTAATAGTTCCTGCCAATCCAACAGTAAATGCAGTACCTTCTCCAGCAGAGCCAGTTACGACAATGTTGTTGTCTGTGTTAGCAACGCTTGCTGCATAGTTACCAGTAGTGTCGGTACCAAGAGCAACGCTGTCAGCTGCGATAGTGGCTGAAATAGAAGCAGTGTCACCTGCACTGGTAAATGTAGCCGAACCAGTGACATCACCAGTAAGCTGTACAGTTACTGCTGATGAGAGAGCTTCAGCTGTCGCAACAGATCCAGTAGATGCAATGGTAATGCTTGCGTTAGCGTTACGGGTAACGTTGATTCCAGTACCACCAAGGAATTCAATCGAGTCGTTGGACAAAGATTGGTTATCTACAGTAAGAGTAACCTGAGCTTTACCTTGATCTGATGTTCCAGAAGTTAAATTATATTGATCACCAGATACATTGAATACTGAAGAACCGTTAGAAGAAAAAAGTTTCTTATCTGGGATGTTAATTGCCAATTCACCAGCTGCAAGAGAGCCTGGAACCGCACCCGGAGTTAAACTCCTTTTCAGCTTAATTGTCGAAGCCATGATAGTTTACCTTATTTACGTTGGATTTTGCCCGTGTGAGAAAAACCGGATAGAGATGTTTTATTTATAAGTTTTTTTTGCTCCAATGCTTGAAGCAGTTCCTTCATCTCACTTCTACCATTACGAATCCGGTCGTTTAGAGTTTTATTATTGTTAGTAAGAGATTCGACTTTTCTTTCAAGTCTAATTTTATCTCTTTTTAATTCCTTAATAACACTGTCGTACTTGTCGAACTCTTTAAGTTTCTCTTCCATGTACTTTACTTTAGTGTTTAACATAATATTTTGTTGAGTCAAATCGTTAATCATTTCTTGTTGTTGTTTAACAAATGTCTCTAACACTTGCTCATTTTCATTCATGTAAAGCTACCACCATCAAGATCATCAAATTCAGGTACACCGTTAGAACCTACTTGCATTACTTTGCCTGATGTACCAGTTACAAAACTTAAAACACTACTGTTTGAAGCAAACAACACACCATTTTGTGTAAATGAGGATAAGCCAGTACCACCATATTGGGTTCCAAGTACAGTGCCTAAAACTAGATTGGTTATACTTACATTAGCAAACTCTGTGGTTTTTTCAATTGATTCGTTGTTTGCTTGAACGGTTGCAATCCTACCGTTTTTTACCTTGAGTACTTTACCAGTCTGCTCATCACCAATTTTAATACTATCGGTGACCAGTCGAACTGGCTCACCATTTTGTCCTTGAAATGTAATGGTATTACCAGATGTGGAAATCCTATTGCCTTCAATGTAAATTGTGTTACCAGAGAGGTATAGGTCTCTCCAAGCTAGATCTGCTGTACCTAAGTCAAAGGTAACATTCGAACTTGGAACAATGTTTGTACTTACGTTTTCAAGGTTAGCTGCGCTGCCTAAGTCACTGTACTTTGCTAGACGAGTACCGCCAACAGTTACACCATCGTGTACACGAAGTGTCTTTATAGTAGTGTCGATAGTAATCTCACCGTTTGCGCCAGTAAATGAACTGTGCTCGGCTGATGTACCTCGTCTAAATTTTACTTCTATCGACATTAAGCCAGTGATCCGTAGTCATGCTGAATATCTACAGCAGATGTTATAAAACCATAATCAAACTGTCCTGCAGCACCTGGATTGACAGTAGATGATATTTGAATAGAATCACTGTCTGTAGTTAAACTAATTCCTGTACCGCTAGTAATAGTTCTAAACTGTAATGTATTATTTATTGTACTTGAAAATACGTTAGCTCCAGTTCCTAAATTATTAGCACTAGCTACTCCTCCACCAGAGCCAACAGACGCTACATTAGCGGTACCTACAAACTTACCAGAAGTAGCATCATATTTTAAAAAATACCCATCCCGTTTAACACTGTCTCGGTCTACATCATCTAAAAACTCGAATCTAACTTCACCAGAACCAGCTGAACCACCACCTGCAAGATTTAATCTAGAAACCTGAGCTGATATCGCTGCTCTAAAATCTTCGAACTGACGAAGCAGTTTACTTTCAATTGGACCTATATCTGGTGATTCACCGGCCTTACCTGGTTCACCTCTTGGTCCCTGTTCACCCCTCTCACCTTTATCGCCTTTAGGACCAACCGGGCCTTGATCACCTCGCTCACCCTGTAAGCCGTCTAAACCAGGATCGCCTTTTTCTCCTTTTTCTCCGCGATCACCAGCATCTCCTTTATCACCTGCATCTCCTTTGGTACCTTTAAGACCTCTTGGACCAATAGGACCAATCTCTCCTTTGGCGCCTTTTTCTCCTTTTGGACCCGTTTCACCTTGAGGTCCAACTTCACCTTGAACACCCTGAGGACCTTGAGGACCTTCTTCACCAATAAGACCAGGTATACCTTGCTCGCCCTGTGGACCCAGTGGTCCCTCAGGTCCAATTACTGAACCCAAGTTAATTTGTTGTTTGTTTGAGAATGCGACAATAAGCTCATTATTCTCAATGAGCACGCCAGAAATAGAAATACCGTCTTGGCCAGGATCACCCTTAGGACCTACTAGTCCTTTGGGACCCACTGGGCCTTCTGCGCCCTGCTCACCAGCAGGACCCTCTACGAGTAAAGGTAATCTTTCTAGCTCTTTGAGCTCCTTCCTAAGACCATCTATTTCGGTCTTAGTGTACTTTAGGAGTAGAGCTAGAAGTTTAGCGCGTTCGACTTCATTCATCATCTTCCTCGATGTTATCAGAAGCCATCGAATCCATGAATCTAGTCATACTTTCAACAAGACGTTTCTCTTCATCACTTATATTTGCTTGTGGGACAAACTTTTCCTGTTGGTCTTGTTGGGGAGGTTGATCTGGTTGTCCTGCTTTGTAATCTACTGGACCACCTAGTCCACCTTCATCATCCATTTCTTGACGTTCAGCATCAATCTCTTGATCAACCTGCTTAATGTCGTCTTCACTCATTCTAAGAACGTTTTCACGGACCCATTTCATAGAGTAATACTTGCCCACTAACGGATCAATCTCACCAGCAAGTCTAAGACGCTCAGTCATAATCTCTGTGTTTTTAAGTTCAGAAAAGTAGTTGTCTTCTTTGAAGTCATAGTGAATGGTGTTTCTCATTTGCTCCCAGTCTGAGCGAGAAAGTACACCTTTCAATACAAGTTGAATCTCTAGCAGACCATCAAACAAATGAGTAAATCTGTTTCGAAGACGCTGTACGAATTTATTAAACTTTATCTCGTCTCTAGTAATTTCAGAAGCTCGGCCGAGATTGAACTGATTGTCTGCTTCCATTCGAGTAATTGGTACATTAAGAGACTTGTACAACTTTCGACGGAAGTAATCTACGTCTTCCATTTCACCTAGGTTTTGTCCACCTGGCAAAGTCGTTATCTCAGTGCCTCTACCGCCCTCTCTACGCGGTAACCAGAAGTCCTCTAACATCGTCATAAACTTACGATCATCGCGTACTTCGCCTGTAGCAGCGTCATACACCAGCTTATTCTTATGTTTGACCATCATGTCTCGAAGATATTGCTCTGCCTTCATTTTCGGCAGATTACCTACGTCAATATAGAAGATTCGACGCTCTGGTGCTCTTGCAAGTCTGTAAATTACAGTTGCATCTTCGAGCATTCTAAGCTGGTTGAGAGGCTTAACTGCCTTGTGTAGATGACCAAGAACCATGTTGTTGCGAGAATCCATTAAGCCACTGTGAATATGGCTAATACTATCTACTGCAATCTTAATACCTTGAGTAGCAGAAGAAGTAATACCTTTTGGATTATAAAGGTAATATTCTTTCTGCTCTTTGTTATAAATCGTAGCTCCAGTACGAGGATCCTTAGACTTTACCTTTTCTCGTACTTTACGGATCTTTCGTGGATCAATGTATCTAAGCTCTTTGATGCCATCTCTTGGGTCTTTATCATTTATAATGATGTGGTGATAGATTCGACCATCTACATACCAGCGTCTAAAGATATCATATCCTTTGTTGCTAAAGTCTAGCATCTCAAGAATAGTTTCGAACTCTTCACGAATCTTATTCTTGATAGAGTTTGGCTGCTTAAGATTATCCAATACAATTTCAATTGGATTTTGATCATCCATTACAATTGCTTCGTTCACAACGTCTTCTACAGCCGAATCACATTCTGGCTGCATAGACATTTCACGGTAACGGGATACGAGTTCAGCTTCCGACTTAGCAGTTCCATCTAGGTCTACAAAAGTACCATAGGAACCACCAGGAGCTATCTCAATAGCACCATCGTCTGTCTGGGGAGGTACAAAGGTTTTCAGATCTTCTTTTTCTTCTTGATCTGCCCTTGTTATATTAAATCCGAAAAGTTGCACTATGTTGTCCTCAGAGAATAAAAAAGGAGGTCGAAATATTTATCGACCTCGTCAAAAACAGTGTCGAGTCAAATCGCAAAGATTTTAGAAGCACCGTCAGAGAATTTCACAGTAATGTTGCCACCGTTGGGAAGGATAGGAAGTCCGGTGGCCGTATCAATGTAAACTACTAATCTTGAATCTGCTTGTCGATTACCATCATTTTCAGCATCACCTGTGTTGTGATACAAAATTAATGCTTCACAGTTAGCTCCAGTTACAAAAGGAAATTCTACATCTGTAGCATCGAAAACACCGTCAGTAATTGATTTACTAGCTAGGTTAGCTGTAGCAACTACTGCGGTGTTTGGAACACTTGATCTAAACTCATGCGAAGCACTAAAGGTGTAGACGTCCGTGTCTACTAATGCGATTGTGACTACATTAGATGACAGATTTAATTCACCACCAAGCAAAGCCTGCTTAGCTTTTGTATAAAGCTGATTAGCCATCTAACTAATCCTTTTAGTTTACAGCAGCTTCCTGGTGCTCCCACCAGTCGTATGCAAATGTAATTGTAAATTCCTCAATCGCTTCAGCTTCCCAAGCAAGATCAATTGGTGATACTGAAACCGGGTATAGACCATCAAACTTGTATGTTTGAATGACACCACCTTCTTTACTGTATTGCTTAACCAAAGCCTGAGCTTTGTACTGAGATGGATTAGTACCATACTCGTTGAGATTATCAGAGTGGTTATTGATCCTGTGACTCCAGTTCTCCATTGCATTACGGATCTTAAAGTCTTCGTCGTTCATTACTGTTACAGTCCAGTCATCAAACGTGCGATTACCAGCAAGTTTAACCTGACGACCAAAGTAAGGAACAATTACAGTACCCAGTGATGAAGCAGGCATCTGACCTGCACGTACCATGAAGGGAGACTTAGAGATCAAATCACCACCATTCAGAGTTCCCCCTGTTGGTTGAAACAATTGGATCTCAAACAGAGAGGGACGAGCCCCCCCCTGTGCAAGCTCACCCCTAAAGGTGTTTACGTTAAAAGCCATTGTTATTCTCCTCTACCTTGTATTATCCGAACTGACCTACGACTTCTTCGAACTCGACACCAGTTCTAACAGCAACAAAGTTGAGCTGAATAAAGTTGATAGCGCGAGATGGCTTGACATAGATGTCTCCAACAAACTCGTTACGATCAATAATTTCTGAAGTGTTGTTAGATTCGTCACATACGACCCGGAAGTCTGTGATACCGCGACGACCCTGAACATCTCTCAAAAAGGGCTCAACCAAATTGACAAACTGTGCTCTTGTAAATTCATCGTTGAATTCGAACAGGCTTTGTCTAGCTGCGATTGCAATTGCCTTTTCAAGGACGATAAACAATCGACGTACATTAATTCGATCAAATGCACTTGGGTATCCAAGCAACGTCTTATCACCAAACAGGATTGTGCCTTCGCCTGGGAATGTCGTTACTGGGTTAATACCATTCTTGTACAATTGATCTCGCTCAGTCTTGTTAGGGTTGAATGCAAGACTTACTACATTCTTGATTCGACCACGAGTAAGACCGGCCGGCGAATACCATGGATCCCGAACTTCATCTGTTCGAGCCATTGTACCAGCGGTATCACCATTTAATGGTACCCAACGATACTGATCACTGTACTTATCGTATTGATACTTATAACCGCTATCCAAAACTGCATAAGAAGTTGATGGAAGAGTATTTCTAAACTCTATAATATCATCAACCTCTGCAGTATCATAGGAAGTATTGTTTACTACATCAGCCTGTTCAGGTGAAATGCACACTACGCAATCCTTTCTGTACTCAGCAATATTATTGATCAAGTGAATTGCGGTAGCTGACGTAGATGATCCAGCAAGAAGCAATGAAATATCAACTTCTTCAGATGATTTAAACAAGTCGTATGCATTTTGATATTGACCTGGAGTACCAGCTGAGCCATCAGAACCTGAAGCAAGTGAATTTGTGATTGGTGTGTTACCACCACCGAAAGCACTGCTTGCAGCAGAACCTGCGTTAGTTACACCTGATGGATGACCTGCCCACCACAAGTAAGCCGACTGTCGATTCAAGACTTCTTTGTAGTAGTTGGTTGACCCATCTTCATTTCTAGCATCGGAAGCCTTTGATAGAGCATCAAATACCTCTATTACTTGACCTTTGGCGTTAGTCCACTCACCGTCTTCGTCGATAACTACAATATGCATCTGGTCGTTAGTACCACCACGTGTAGTTGCAAAGGGTGAAGTACCTGGAGCAGCAGTTACAAAATCATAAAACTCCCATCGACGATTAAGAGCAGTACCTGCGTTTACGGTGTTACCAGTATAAGAAGTAGTCAATACAACAGAAAGACCACCTGCATCTACAGTTGAAATTTTGTAAATTTCTTTGTCCGGACCAAGCTGAATCAAATCACCGGCTGAAAGAACAGCTGCCTGGTTTGCAGAGAATACAACACCGTTGTTGCCGTTAACTACCGTGTAGTTACCAGACAGTGTAGATTCAAAAGCGGTGTTGCTTGGGCAGATTGAATACTTGAGTGAGTTACCAAGCGTACCTGGGTACTTGGCGACTACATCACCACCACCAGTAATGCCTGATGAGTACAAAGCATCGTAATCTTCTTCGCTCTTAACAAGAATGGTAGCAGAATTTGCGTTAGCGTTTACGAGTCCAGTGTTGTTAATACGAACAAGATGAAGCGTGTCTGAGTACGCTAAAAAGTTAGCGGCTGTAAAGAAATCCTTAAAGTAAGTTCCGTTTGGCTTTTGGAACTGACTTACAAGCTGAGTTTCGTTATTAATTAACGTACGTTGCTCAACAGGACCCCAACGGAACTGACCGGCAAAGCCGCCAGCTGTCGTTTGCACTGCAGGAACAATCGCTGTGAGATCAATCTCACTAGTGTTGATTCCTGGAGAAATCTGGAAGGCCATTTTTGTCTCCTCGTGGTTTTTGTTTCTCGTATATTTATAATTTTTAGAAGTCTACGACATCCTCGACGTCATACTGATAACCTAAAGGACCAACCGTATCTTCCGCATGGTAAACGTCGTGACCGTCATTAACTATACCAAATGGTAAAACATCATCTTCAATCATTTTTTGATTTTCTTGATATAGACGACTGCGGACATCATTATCAGTAAGTTCGATAAAGAAGTCTTGTCTTACTAACCACGAAAACAAAACGGCACACATAACAAGGTCATCGTGGTGACCTTCTTCAGCTTCATAGCTGTTTCTCTTATTTATGAAAACTGAAAGTTCCTGTAGTAGGTCGTAATCATTTAGTATTATCTTATCATTTTCAACTACATCTTTTAAGTGTGAACACCCAACTCTTTTTACTGTCTTAGTTGTCTTTACTCCAAGTTGGATACGATGTGAAAATCCTCCTCCAACTTGTTGTCCACCTCTACCTCTCACACTAGTAGATAGTATATTTTCGTATTCGAGATCCTGTTGAATGATACTTGCAACAGTTTCACCTAGATCATTTAACTCAACCAACACAAACGCATTGTTATACATCGTAGCCGCATTTACAATAACGTCTGGATAGAACATTGGTGAGATCTCTTTCGATCTGTACTTGCCTACTACCTTGTATGGCATCTCAGTGACATCAAACACCAAGAAAGCACTGTAGTCTAATCCAAGACCTCTAGCTGAGTCAACTGTTATTACATATAATCTGTCGGGCTTTGGCTTCTCGTAAATATCGAATCCATTGCGAGTTTTTATTGGATAAATGAAAGGTATTTGTGCTAGCTTTCTACCATCGATAAGAGTAGCCGAGCTTCCTAAAAACTCACATTCAAATTCTTGTCTGAACTGCTCTTCACTGGTGTTCTTAATTGTTTCCTTTTTCCACTTTTCATCTCGACCAGGCACATCTGACCAGTGAACGTCTTGCCTTATGTAATCGTTGTTACCTTCTTCACTGTCTACCCATATCTTATAGAACATATTCATTCCATTGGGGGTAGATGTAATTAGTACTTTAGTGGTAGTACCAGATGAAATTGTTGGAAATACTGATGCGAAGAACTCTTCTTGTAGGTTATTTGGTACAAACGCAAACTCATCAAGATAGATTAAGTTCTGAGATGTACCTCGGATGGCTGATGATGATGTGGCTGAAGCAAGGATCTCTGAGCCATTCTCTAACTCAATGTTACCTTTATTCCATTCCTTGACACCCTGCTGTAACCACTTTGGTAAGTGCTCATAGGCGTTTTGGATCCTACCAAGAATTTCCCTTGCTTGAGCAAGTTTGTTTGCAAGGATAGCAACACTATATTGTTCGTTAAACAAGACTTGCCACAGAATATATGCAGCTACAGTAGTTGTCTTACCAACCTGCCTGGGAAGTTTGCAGATAACAAATCGGTTGTCACCAAACTTCTGTACCATTTCTTCTTGAAAGGGCCAAAGATCAAAGTTAACAAGACCATAATCAACGTGAACAATCTTTACATACTTCTTGATAAAGTGAATGGGGTCACGGGAGCATTTGATATACTCCTGCACCTGCTCCTGTGTATACTCAACAGGAACGCCAACCTTTTTTAGGTTTTTGTTACCAAGATAATTTTCTATAGCCATAAGCTGTTGACTTTTTTTGGAACACGAGGATAATAGCCGGTGTAGCCGGATTAAGACTTATCTTCTAAATTATCCTTTAACATATTCTGTAGTTCGGTCGTAGACCCAACGAAGAGAGCGTTGGTTACGTTATTGGGACCTGATTGTACGTTATCTTCTTGTTTAAGTTTTTTGACTTTTGCCTGTACCTCTAACAGATCCTTGTTTGCGTCTGTTAACGTCTTCATTAATGACGCAACTACTTCAAAAGCCCTAGGATGCTCGCTTGACTTAGCTATTTCTACTAATTCATGTAGAGCGTGAGATCCGTTTTCTATAATTTCGTATAGGTTCTCGCGAGCGTATCTGTAATCAGTGTCAATGTCACCGGTATGATCTCTACCTTCACGATTAGTCAGCTCGTTTCTTGGCTGTACAGCTACAAGCTCACCTTTCGCTTCAGAAATGCTAGTTGTATTTTCAGGCATTCCAAACAGATCGTTTAGATTGCTTTCCAGCTTTGTCTTAGACACTGTCAGTACCACCACTGAAGAACTGCTGATCTTCAATAAATCCATAATCGTCAGTACTACTTATCTGTGCTGGAGGTACCGTGATAGTCGAGTCTGATGTAGGTGTACCATTAGCTGTAAGTCCAGGCGTAGCAGTAAGTATAGACGATATAGCTGAAGAGTCTCCAGACGTGGTTTCTATATTAGTAGTAGCGATCGCTCTCTTAATAACACCCTGAGTTCTGATTGGTCCGAACAGATATCCCTTGACAGTAAAGTTTAAAGTGTGAATCAGTGCTCTACGAGTTGAAAAGTCACCCTCGTAAGTGTCCTCAGTTGAGATGTCATTAAACACAACTGGAACATCCATCTTTAACTTAAGCTCCGGAATCAAATTGACACTGTTCGTCCATTCAGGAGTAAAAAATGGCAGTATACCTTCAAGTATCTGAACCCCATCGTCTGCATTTTTTACAAACACAGAGAGGGCTATATTGATATCGAAAGGTACCGGTGTGTATTGATACTTTAGCTTATCCTTATCGGTATAAGTGTATACGTTTTTAAGTGTGGAAGGTAGTTTACGTGATGAGTTGTAATTCATCGACGTAATCTCAAAAGACATTCTTGGCAAAACTATAGCAACATCTTTATCAAAGTTAGGATCTTGAGCAAGTCTTACTAAGAACTTTTCTTTAGGACCATACGCAATTGGAACCCTTAGTGTTTGGATTCTTTCGCCAGCAGTATTGAATCTTTGTACATCAATATCATTGAACATTGTACCGAACATGACAATGTACTTTCTGATAATACTGTGATAGTAAGTGTGCCCAAACATCAGTACCTGTCTACCTCACTAAATGGATTAGACTCGCTAAAGTCTAACACAGAATCAGCTTCGAATTGGAAGAACGTATTGTTAGCAGCAGGTGCAACAGTTGCAAGCTCAAATTCTTGAAGGATGCTATCACCGTCCTCGCTCTTAATTATACCTGATCCATCCTCTAGGGTGAATTGATATATCAACGTGTTAAGGCTGAATTGATCCTCAGTTGCATCAATTGTGCTATCGCCAGTATCAATAGCTTCGCTGCTATATTCATAAAGTTCACAGCGAAGATCATAAGACTGCATTCTACCTAGCTGAAAATGTACAGGGCGGTCATCGACATACATTACTTCGAATATCTTGTCCATCATAGGGAAATAGATCAGATCTCCCTCTCTTGGACGGTTCAGGGTGTTTAAGTAGTCGTCACCTTCCTGTACCCATGCTTCAGTTGCCGCATCTCCAGTTAAAAACTGTCGACTTGGTTCATTGTTGT